CCTCGGCACCTACGACTACGGCTCTCAGAAGCGGGCCGACATCGAGATCTGCCGCAAGACGCAGGTCGAGTTCAACAACCAGCTCGGCGGCGCCCTGGTGCCCATCGAGTTCCTCCCCAACCTCGTCTGGCTGACCGAGCAGTACGGCATTGCCCGCAAGATCGCCAACGTGGTGCCGATGAGCCGCGACGTGATGACGGTGCCTCGCAAGACCGGCCTGGCGTCGATGGTGCCCATCGCCGAGGCCGGCACGATCAGCGGCCTCGACAACTCGTACAACAACGTCACTCTGACGGCCAAGAAGTACGGCGTGCTGTACCAGATCAGCCGCGAGCTCATGGCCGACGCGGCCATCAACATCGCGGACGACGTGGCCCGCAGCATCGCGGAGTCGCAGGCCATCGCTGAGGACAACGCCTACTTCATCGGCGACGGCACCAGCACCTACGCCAACCAGTCGGGCCTGACTGTCGCCCTGCCTTCCAGCGCGTACCTGACCGGCGTGGCGTGGGGCACGCTGGCTGTCGCCGACTTCACGACGGCGATGGGCCGCGTCGAGAACGTCAACCCGGCTCGCCTCGCGTTCGTGTGCAGCCGTCAGTTCTTCGCCCAGGTCATGCTCAAGGTGGACAAGACCGCCAACCAGTTCAAGGAGCTCACGATGGGCGGCCTTGGCGGTGACGCCACCTTCCTCGGCTACCCCGTGTTCTTCTCGCAGGTCATGCCGAAGGCCACCGGCAGCAACGTCAAGTCGTGCTACTTCGGCGACTTCACGGGCGCGACCATGCTGGGCGACCGCCGCCAGCTCGAGATCCAGACCTCGGACCAGTTCTACTTCAACGCCGACAGCCTGGCGGTCCGCGGCACCAGCCGTTTCTGTGTGGACATTCACGGCGACGGCCGCGGCTCGACCTACGGCCCCATCGTTTGCATCCAGGGCGCCTGATAGACGCCACAACGAAAGGAACCTGACTCATGAACGTTCTGCTCAACTCGTACATCCAGGGCGGCACCTCGACGGGTGGCCCGCTTTCCATCTCGGCGGCCAACACCGGCGTGGCCTTCGACACCACCAACCTCGGCGGCTTCGGCGAGGTTGTTGGCATCGTGACCATCGGCGCCATCGCGGCTGCAGCGACGATCCTCAAGATCGAGCACAGCGACGACAACAGCTCGTGGGGCGATCTGTCTGGCGCCGCTTTCACCAGCACGGCCCTGCCCTCGGCCGCGAACAAGCAGTGGCTGTTCCACATCCGCACCGGCGGACCGGTGAAGCGCTATCTGCGGTTCGCCATCACTCCGGGCGGTGCGACGTTGTACGGCGCAGTGTGGATCGGCCTGCACGGCGCCAAGGGCGTGACCGGCACCGATGAAATCCAGCGTTCGGCTTCTCAGAACCTCGGCAACTCGACCTCGCTGCTGGGCCGCGTGGCTCTCTGATCCCCTCTCGCTCACACACCCTCGGCCCGCGGCGAAAGCAACGGGCCGGGTTTCATGGCAGCTCTTACCACCACCGCCAGGTACAAGACGTGGGCTGGCATTGTCGGCTCCGCGCAGGACACCGTGCTGGGCTACATCCTCGACGGCGTGAGCGCCGAGGTGCGGCGGTGGTGCGACCGCAACCTCACCAACGGCTTCGAGTCCGTCAGCCGCACCGAGCGGTACGACGGCACCGGCGAGCAGACCATCAACCTGGTGGAGTGGCCCGTAACCACCGTCACCAGCGTCACCGTCTACACCGCGGACGGCACGGCCGAGGTGCTCGACTCGAGCACGTACCGGGTCAACGGCGATTCGGGCGTGCTTTCGCGGATCGACCCGGTGCGGGCCCGCTATCCCGTCACCGCGTTCGGCAGCGTGGACGCCACCTTCTCAACGCAGCCATGGTTCCCCGAGGGCTTCGACAACGTGCAGGTGGTGTACACCGGTGGCTATGCCACCACGCCGGCCGACCTCGAGATGAACGTCTGGCGGCTGATGGATCTGGCGTATTCCGCCCGCGGCCGCAACTTCGGCCTACAGAGCGAGAGCCTCGGCCAGTACAGCTACACCAATATGGATCCGGCCAAGGTCAACGACATCAAGGCCGAGATCATCAGGGCGTACAACAGCGGGAGGGCGTGACGTGGCAAGCACCCCGTGGCACCTCCTGACACAGACCATGGACATCTATACCGCAACATGGGACGCCGGCGGAGATGGCGTGCCGGTGGGCACGTTCCCCGGCACGGCGTCGGCCAGCGTGCAGTGCAACGTGCAGCCGACCTCGGCGAGCGATGCCCTCATCTACGGCCGTGACGCCACCACCAAGCTGTTCGACGTGTACTGCGCCCCCATCACCAACGCCGGGGCCGCATGGAACATCACGCCCAAGGACAAGGTGATTATCTCGGGCGTGCAGTACCGGGTGGCCGGCCAGCCGCGAGACCTCATCACCATGGGCACGGTGTACGTGGTCACCCTCGAGCGAGACCAGGACTAACCATGCGTGTGGACCGCATTGTCATGCAGGTCAACCCGACGCAGCTGGGCGAGATGCTGCTGCAGGCGTCCAACGTTGGCATCGGCCGTTCAGGCGACGTGCTGGTCAAGTACCTCAAGCAGAGCTTCACCAAGACCAGCATGAGGGTGCCGTCGCCACCTGGCAGCCCACCGGGCACCGTCACCAACCGGTTGCGGAACAGCATCCAAGCGACGATCCCCGAGAACGGCAGCCTGATTGTGGGCACCAACGAGCGATACGCCAGGGTGCAGGAATACGGCGGCGTGCTCAAGCCTAGGAAATCCAAGGCGCTCACGATACCTCTCAACTTCGACGCCGCCGAAATGCGGGCAAGGGCTTATAGCCTGAGGACCTATAAAAACCTCGCCTTTCGCCCCATGTTTGGGCAGAACATCGGCTTGCTGGTGCAGGTCAACAAGAGCGGGCGAGGCAAGAAGCACGGCCGCCCCATGTTCCTGCTCAGGCGTTCGGTTCGGCTGCCGGCTCGACCATACCTGCGGCCGGCGGCACGCAACCAGACCGTGCAAGGCAACATCGCCAAGGCTTTCAAGGCTGGATTCACTTCGATGGTGCGCTGGTATTTCAAGAACATGGTGCAGAGGGGAGCGCCGATCGGATGATTCTTACCTCAATCTACAAGGCCATCTTCGACCGCCTCAAGGCCGATACCGGCACCGGCGGCCTGTACAACGGCGGCAACTGGAAGATCATCAGCGGGGCCTACAGCGTGTACGGAACGCCGGCGGCCATGGTGTTCCCCTACCTCCTGGTGAGCGTGCGGCTCGAGCAGGACCACAGCCTCACGGCCGATGAGTTCAACGCCACCGCCACCTTCACCGTGTACGACCAGGTGCAGGATGCCGTGGCCGGCGACTTCGGCACCAACATCAGCTCGGTGCTCGACCGTCTGCATGGCAACGCCATCCTCCAGGCTGGCCGCATCCCGACCTACGGCTTCCACCGCCACCTGCTGGTGCTGCCGACTAACGGGTACACTGCCAAGGCGAGCAACTGCTACGTGCGGACATACGACGCAACCATGATCGACGAGCACACCATGCAGGGCACCATGACGGCCACCTTCCGCGTCACCGCCCTGGCGACCAACCCCTGAGACCCTCACTATGGCACTTGCATACCCGCTCACGTCAGAGACCGGCAACCTCACCAGCATCGCGGCCAGCGGCGACCTGCTGTATCTGTTCGGCACCGCGCTGCGCATGACCACTGATCTCGCCACCATCAAGATCGAATCGAACGAGATCGACGTGACGCAGGCCACAGGCTCGGCCATCAACATGATGGAGAAGTTCCAGGGCCTGCGGACGGGCACCGTGGACTTCTCGGGCATCTTCCCCAGGACCACCCCGCCTTTGGGCATTTCGGCCTTGGTCACGTACGCCAGCGGCTACGTGGCTTACATGAACGCCCTGACCATCGACATCACATGGCCGGAAATCGAGATCACGGAGACCACCGGCGCGGCCACCGGCTGGCGGAAGTGGATGCCAGGCGGCATCGGCAGCTGGAGCGGCAGCTACACCTGCAAGGCCGACGTGAACGACGCGCCGAGCCTGCCGACCAGCGGCGCCTCGGCCACGGCCAGCTTCAAGCTGGTGGAGGCCGGCACCGACCCGACTCTTTCAGGAAACATCGGCATCCCGAGCCTGACCCAGAGGGTGCGGCTCGGCGACTTCTCCGAGCTCAGCTACGCCTTCAACGGCTCCGGCAACCTCAACCAGACCAACGGTGGCCTGCTGGCGGCGTCTGGAGACATCTCCAAGCCAACCTGGAACATCGCCGGCACATCAGCCACCCCTGACCAGACGTGCCGCCTGACGGTCGGTGGCAGCCGCAAGTGGGAGTTCCCGGCCTTCTGGACCAAGCTGAGCCTGAGCTGGAAGATGGACGACGTGGTGCGTGTGACCGGCACCCTGCGAATCGCCAGCACCGCCACGGCGTCCTAACTGGAGGTCTAGGTGGCAGAGCCTATCGAAATTGGCGTCAAGATGCGGGCGGACACGTCGGCCATACCTGGCGACGTGGCCAAGGCCAAGGCGCAAGTGGACGCCGCGGGTGCCGATTCGGCCAGCAAGGCGACCGAGGCGACCAAAAAGCAGACGGCCGCCACGTCCGAGCTCGGCGAGAAGCT